CTAAATAGAACTAATTGCCTTTTCAAAATATGAAACGGCTTTTTTCTCATTCTCTTTTGATAAGTGACTATAAATATCCATAGTCATAGAAATAGTAGAATGACCTAGTCTAGTTTGTAATTCTTTGTAAGGGATCCCTGAATTGAGTAATAGGCTTGCGTGAGTATGTCGGAAACCATGAAAACCGATATTTGGGACACCAGCATTTTTAAAATGAGTTCTTAACCTTGTTTGGAGAGTTCTGTTATTAGGATACTCATGAATAAAGTCAGAAAAAACAACTTTTTCAGATCTTCCAAGCTTCCAAGCTTCTTGAATTTGCATTCTTTGATAAGCTTTTAGCATGCTGACTGTCTCTGAGTCTATACTTATATCCCTATAACTTGCTTTTGATTTAGGACTATTTATTTCTTGCTTATAGTTGAGTGTCTTTGTGATATGGACAACTGCATTATCTAAGTCAATATCTTCCCAGTTAAGAGCAAGAGCTTCATTTATACGGCAACCAGTGGCTAATAAGAACTTATATAGGGTTAATTCATAGCTATAACGGTATCTATCCAAATCTAAGTTATTCATATAGTCAAGGAATTGTCTTAACTCATGGTTTTCAAAGTGTTTAACTTTTTGTCTTTTAGCTTTTTGTGTGTTGCGTGGTAGGATAACTTCACGCGCAGGGTTGAAGGGTATCGCCTGCATTACTACTCCATATTGCAAAATACGCTTATTCAATGCGTTGATTTTATCGTAATGAAGATATGATCCTTTTTCCCCTTTGTTAGTCTTATCCGCTAGCTTATTAATTATGCTTTGGATAAGAGGAGTAGATAGTTTACTAAGCTTATAGTCTCCAAAAAGCGGTAGAATATGATTATATAGCAATTTGCGCGTGTTATCTTGGGAGTTTGGTTTAACAGTATGCTTGTAACTATCCCACCATAACAAGGCTAGCTCCTCATATTTAGTTATTGAGATAGCTTTATGTCGACTACCGCCTTTATTTTTAAAGTCACTTTCTGCGAGCTTAATATTATTTTTAAGCTCTTTTTTTGTCCTACCCGTTACTTTGGTAGTTACTTTTTTACCGGTTATCTTGTCAACACCAAGATAAATACTAGCACGATAGACGGTAGATCCGTCTCTTTTTTTATGTTCTGTTATTTTCATATTTACACCTTTTTCTAACCACCGCAGGCAAGCTAAAAGATTAGAGAAGGCATTAATTATAAGTTATTTTCGGGAAATGAATAGGTAAACGATATAGCAGAAAGTAAAGCTTATTAAATATTTAAGCATTGAGAAGTCATTGTGTAAGAAATAATTCAATGAAGTAAGTAGCAAGACAATAACTACCATTGCTTCTATTGATAACTTTTTGTTTAATTTCATATTTTACCTCATAATAAAATCGGACTTTTCGGACGCCCTAAAAGGTCAAATTACGACTAAGAACTACTATCACGCGCGTGGGGGTAGTTTAAAATCAAGTAAGCAAATGGATTAGATTTATTACTAGGTTTTAGCAATGTATTTTGAGGGATTCTTACCGTATCTCTCACATATTTTATATATGTCATGAGTTAAAAAGCTAATCTCAATCGCAATATCCATGCTTAAATCATGGTTGAAATTAGTAATCTGATCATAATAAACCTGGAGTTTATGTTGCTTTTGAGCGTAATAATTTAAAACATCATCAATGTTTTCAATCCTAGAAACCCTAAGACTGAACAAATACATTGATAAAATTTCATCTTCTCTAAGCTTCAAAAATGATAATTCATCCAGTATTGGAAGCAAAGAAGAAATAACTTCGTCATTAACTTCAATATTTCCCATTTCTGGGATTTTCACCTTAGAAAGAAGCTCTCGCAAGTCAATTGATTTATTAAGTCTCTTATTAGCTTCTGCAAGACGTCTTGCTCTATCCTCGGTTCTGAAATTACTATCTCCAAGAAGGTAAGGGGGCCATACTTGAAAATAGTTAGCAATTATCTTTGCTTTATCAGCCCTTATGAGATATTTTTCATTTTCCCAATTTGAAATTGTAAGTTTTGTTGTTTTCAGTTCCTTTGCTAATTCTTCTTGAGTTAATCCTTTTTCTTTTCGTAACTCTTTTAATCTATTCATTAATATATCACCTCGCAAGCTAAATTGTAGCATATATTTACTAAAAATAATAGCTAAACTATAAAAAAACAAAAAATATAGCTTGACAATTATAGTTTAGCTATATATAATTAGCTCATAAGTATAGCTTAACTATATCTAGAAAGGAGAATAAATATGCTAATAACTTTAGAACACGCTGAAAAAGTTCGGGTAAAACGTGGTCGTTTAGATTTAACTAAGTCAGAGACCGCTAAACGTATCAACGTAACACCACGCACGTTACAAAAGATTGAGCAGGGCGATTATGACGCACCTAAAAAAATCTTTGCTAGTGTAATGAACTTTTTAATTGAAGACTAGGAGGTAACCAATGGAGCTAGTTTATTTAGACGGGAAGAGAGAGCCTTATACTCTTTCAAGTATCATTGCTGATTGTGCTGGTATTAGTCATCATGCAATACAAGAACATATCAGAAAACACAAAGCTAGGTTAGAACGTTTTGGAATAATCGCATTTGAAATGCGTAAATTAGACGGACGCGGACGACCTGAAAAGCTTTATCACTTAAACGAACAACAGGCAACCTTGCTCATTACATTTCTAAAGAACACCGAGCAAGTAGCAACATTTAAAGAAAACTTGGTTAAAGCATTCTTTGAAATGAGAGATGAACTCACTCAAATTAAATTACAGCGTTCTCTTGAAGCTCCTAAGCGTAAAACACTTAATGAAGCTATCAAGACATGGCCGAGCGCTCCTAAAATGGCTTATCCGACTATTTACAATCTCTTGCTTAAAGCTGTCACTGGTAAGAATAGCAAACAGCTAAGAGCAACCCGAGGCGCAGACACAGGCATTGACTGCTTAAACTCAATTGAGTTAGCACAGTACACAGCTTTAGAAGATATGGCAATAGCAATGATTAAGCTTGATTTTGAGTATCAAGATATTAAGGCAATGGTTTTAAGAAGAACGCTGGTAGGCGCGTGATTGCAACAAAAAAAGCCTTTAAGTTTGGCGACTGACAAGGCTTTAAAATATGAAAATAAAAAATATAAAATCCACCGCAGGCAAGCTAAGAGGGATTAGAGATATTTTTATTAACTTCATTATACCATAATTGACTAAATTTGACCATACGAGAGGTAGCTAACCTTAAATAGCAACTGTATAGAAAAATGGAGAAACAAAATGAAAAAAGAAAAATTTGAGTTGAGAGACTACTTAGTCAAAAATAACTATCCTCACAATCTTATTGTACTACTAGATGACCTGTTCATTCACAAATCACTTAGTACAGAAGAACTTGAAACAGTTATGAAAAATGGCACGGTTAAAGAGTTTGTACAAAATTACAAGTTGAGAGGTGCTAACCATGCTTAATGAATTAAACTTAACAATTGGCCAATTGTTGGCACTACTTCCACTATTGATTTTACTTTTGCTGATCACGCTATCTAAACATAGCTATATTGAAATAGACTTACCCGATATTGAACAGAGAACGAACAAAGAGATTAACCCAAATTATGGCGCTTATATCCAAGCACAATCTAAATACCATAACTAGGAGGAAATACATGAGAGAGAAAAATATGCCAATAAATACTAAACGAATTCTTAGCCTTATCCCTGTCGGTAAGGAACGAACAATTACAGGACAAGAACTTGCAACCATAACAAAACAGAGTCTGAGAACCATTCAGGCAATTATTAGGCGGTTGATTATTGACTATAATATCTGTATTTGTGGGAGTCGAGATAGTCAAGGAGGCTATTATATCCCTGCTGATGATACTGAACGCTTAGAGGGGGTAAGAGCTTTATATAGCCAACAACAGGAAGAAGAAAAAAGAATAACCTCCCTAATGACCTCTAATCTAAAAGAGCATGAACAGTATTTAAAAGGGGGTGCTTAACATGACTTGGCTATCTAAAGAGGCTGAAAATGACATAAAAAAAGAGGTAGCAATCACAGTTACTACCATTTTAGAAAACTTCCAAAAGCCTGAACCGAGAGTACTTGGTTTAATCAGTATGAAAGATCTAAAGAAAGAATTGGACATAGAGATAAAAACCTTACAACGTTGGGAAAAGGCTGGTTTGAAAAGATATCAGGCTCCCATAGAAGACACGCGCAAGGTATATTACAAAGTATCTGATATATTAGCATTTTTGGGGGCACAGTAATATGAGTGGAACAGTTAGTATTAGTCACATAGCAGAAAAAGGCCGTGCCAGAATGATTTGGAATGTAAAAGAAAAAGACAGACGACCTACGTTTACACAAATCAAAGAACGGCAACAACAAAAGAAACTTAAAAAGAAACGAAACAGGGGGAAATAATATGCCTATTTACAAATCAATTGGATTTGGATCTACTCTTATCCCTTATGAAGGTAGGTTAGACCCATTTGAATATATTGCTAATTTTAAACCTATTAAGCCCCCAGAGGGCATGGCTATTAATGAGTTCAAGAGGACAAAGGCGCCTTATTGCTTATCAGGAAAAGTTAAACCTGAAAAGAACGGAAACTACAAAAGAAAAAACTCAAGCCTTCTGTATCGTGATTTAATTTTTATTGATTATGATGACATCACTATTAGTCCTGAAACGTTCAAGGATACCGTCCACAGCGTTTTAAGTGACTACTCCTACATATTGTACCCGACCATTAAACACACTCCCGAGAAGCCTCGTTACAGGCTTGTCGTTAAACCTGATAAGAACCTGACAGAACCTGACTACAAAGCAACGGTCAATCAGATAGCCCACCTAATTGGCTTACCCTATGACCAAACTTCCGAAACGTGGTCACAATTACAAGGACTCCCCGTCACTCAATTTGATGTTAATAAATACGATCGTGTTGTAAACAGAGCATTAGACTATCAAGTTTCTGTTCCTACTAGAAGGGAGGTCACTAATAAATCTACTTCAACAAGTAATACCCATAAGGTGGGAAGTAGTCGAGGTACCATAACGATGAGGGTTATTTATACACTCCTCAATGGTTTAGGAGATGAAGGCGGGCGAAATGTGGCACTCACGCGCTTTGTAGGCCTACTTTTAAGTAAATATGTTAACTGTGATGTTCCTACTGCTTACGAACTGGCTAAGATTGCAAATAATGTTACTGAGGAGCCATTACCTCTAGATGAGTTAGAAACAACTTTTGAAAGTATTGTCAAGGCAGAAATTAGAAAGAGAGGGCTAGGATTATCAAATTAGATGAACTACAAGAGGAATTGAAACGAGCGGAAGCCTTTTCCGAGTTTTCAGAACCTCAGACAATGAATGATATTTATAATCGCTTATACGAGTTGGGGGCAATATGGAGAGAAGATCACCAGTATATTGTCAACGCTGGCCAAAAAAATGAGAGGATTGTAACACCCTTGCCAGAGCCGAGGGATATTGCAAAACACCTCAAAAGCGTTTGTCATTTTGTCTTCATTGGCTATGGTCATGTTACAGATAAAAGCCCTTTATATCTCTATGATCTAGACACTGGCCTTTATACGGCAAGTGAGGACCTTTTTAACCGCTTGTGCTCTAAATTTGACAGTAGACTTAAGCCAAGAGCTTGGAAAGATACACTAGCCTTTATCAGAACAAGTACCAATATGAAACACCCCTTAGAGAGTAGCACACTTATACCTGTCAATAATGGTATCTTTGACCTAAAAAACAAGGTACTCCTAGATTTCTCACCAAATTATATTATTACTAGTAAGATTACCACTTCTTACAATCCTGAAGCAACTAAACCTATCTTAGGTGGTTGGTTTGATTTTGACAAATGGTTGGAAAGCATTGCATGTAATGACCATGAGATAATTACTTTGTTATGGCAGATTATGAATGAGGCAATTAATCCCAATAGAACACGAAAGAAAATGGTAATTTTAACAGGATCTGGGAATAATGGGAAAGGAACTTTCCAAGCACTATTAGAAAATTTGATAGGTAAATCAAACATTAGTAACTTAAAACCTGATCAATTTGGTGAAAAGCACCTCCTATCCGCCTTAAATGGAAAAGTAGCCAATATAGGTGATGATATCACTGACAAATACATGGATAGCGTGTCAGATCTCATGAGTATTGTTACGGGTGATACAGTACAAGTTAACCCTAAACATGCACAACCGTATGAAGCTACCTACCGTTTATTGTGTATCTTCTCAGGAAATGGCCTACCTAGAAGCCGAAACAGAACTAATGGTTGGTATCGTCGCTTATGTATCGTACCATTTAACGCTGACTTCAACGGTACCATTGAAAGGCCAGAGATTAAAGATGACTTCATCAAGAATAAGGATCTTCTTGAGTGGATACTCTTTAATATTCTTAATATGCCTGATTTTGAAAAGTTTATTGAGCCTAAGGCAGTTATGGACATCTTGGAAGATTACAAAACTGATAATGACTTCTACTACTCTTTTGTAACAACTGAGTATATTCCTAAAGGTTATCACGAGATTGTACATGTTCCGCTACCAATTGCGAGAGAGTGGCTTGAAGACCATGTCCGAAATGAAGGGATAAAAAATGCAAACTTATGGGGCTTTGGTAAAAAAATTGTCGAGGCTTTAAATAAAGTGACAAATGGCAACTATGAAGTTAAAAGTGGTCATGTCAGACTTGAAGACTATGACATTTTGGACCCCATGGGGTGGAATCGTGACAAACTCAAATTTAAACCGAAAGGGATTAGAAAGATTGATTAATGGTGACCAAGGTGACCAATAAGTGACCAAGATTTTTCGATTTGGTCACCTGTTAAAGCACTGATATTTTAAGATTTATACCAAAAAGGTGACCAAGTGACCAATTATTTTATTTATATACACGAGGAAAGATAGAGAGAGCTATATAGATATAAAAAAAAGAATAAATTTTTCCAAACTTGGTCACCTTGGTTTTTGATAGCCTAAACCCTTACTGCCACAAGGTTTTTCGAGGTGACCAAGATTTTTTACAAATTGGTCACCTCCAATAACTTTTCTTTTGATTAATTAATGAGCAACTAACTATCACTACTTGTTAATCTTGGTAGAAACTTCAAACTCTTAACAAATTAATAGCAAATATTAAAGCTACTACTCAAAATCTAACAATCTACACCCCCTACACTTTTAAACGGGCCATAATTACGGGGTGACCCCAGAACGCGCCCTTTTCTGTGCAAAAAATTCCCTTTTTAAATATTTTAATCAGTGGAAAAACATAATTGGATAGACAAATAGGGGATATAAATTGGCAAACTAACAACAGAATGGCCTACAACTACTAAATAAAAAGAAATAGAGAACCAGAAACATGAAAATTGAATTACTTTATCAAAGTGCTGTTGTTACAGAAGCATCACACCGACCTGAAAGAATTGACGAGTTCCAAGCGCGTGTTAACGACTTTATAGCAGATAAGAAAGTCATTGATATTAAATATCAAGAAGCAATAACAGGCGATTACGAGAACTTAACAACGCTTCTATCACTTATGGTCATGTATAATGAACCAAACTAACATACATTTATTTACTACACGTACCAATGGTAAGTACAAAGGCTTGCTAGAGGGTACAGCACAATGGTTTGAAAACCTAGAAAGATTTAACATGATGAAAACTTTATCAGATTCACCAAACACTTACACATTTACCGCTACACTTCCAAACTATGAACAAGCACAACGAGCAGGTAACGCACTCATTGGCTTCATGGTTGGGACTTATGAACAATCTGTCATTGATATTACTTATTCTGGTAATGGGGACATTGAGGTTGAATATGCGAGTGATGAAGACCTGACAGAAAGTTTTGAGCGAATTACAAACTCATTTAACCATACTCAGGTAGCCAATAACTTTGATGATGATTATATTAGCCAGCGCGTGTTTCAATTACAGAACATGGATAAGCAAGACATGGCTGAATTACTAGCTAAGTACGAGCTAGAGCTAATAGATCATGCTGATAGATTATTGAGTGATGAACCTTTAGAATTCAATAGTATGCACGGATACGAAACGATTGAACTATTAGGTCATGAAGTCAAAAACCTAGTCAAGCACATAGATATTCATAACGAATTTGACGGTATTCATGACTATGTTATCAATCAATAAGACATTAGAGGGTGTTCCCTCTTTTGTCGTTTATCTAAATAGTTTTGGGTTGTTTCAATAGAATTAGAAAATACGAACTTAATCACAATAGAAAATATTATTAAGCCTTTAAAGAAAGTAGGCCGTAGCAAAGCCACAGGGACACTTTTTGATAATCAAATAGAAGATAGACCTAGATAGTCTAACATGCGCTTATTTAGGCCAAGAAATAGCTTTAGAGGCCATAAAATGAACGCTTGGTGGATCGAGGTACTTCTTTATATGTCCTGAATGTGGTAAGCGTCGCAGGAAGCTTGATCAATCTAAGTCTGATACTAATACTGCTAAAGATTTCATGAAACAAAAGGAATTAGATTATAAAATCCTAGCTCTGAAAGATGAAATTCAAAAGCAAGAAGAAAAAATTGATAGTTTAAATGCTTCCCTTGAATTATTTAATGAGCTAAAAGAAGCTATCCATGACTATCGTAAGGAACATTATTATGATGCACAAAACATCAATAATGAGCTTAATGAACATATTATGAAAATTAGACAACTACAGATTGAAGCAGAAAAAATCAAGAGTAGAATTATTCTTGACTTAAGTAATATTATTAAACAATCCGAGGAATACTTACCAGATATATTAATAGATGAAGGTTTCACCATCACACCTTATCATAGGTTGCTTAAAAGTGTCATTGAGACAATCTATACCGAATGGATCTCAGGAAGTTCTTTATCTTATTGATCCTGTAAGTGTATTAAAAAGATAAAATCCCAATACTTTTGGGCATCTCTTTATATAGGAGCTTTATGCGATACAGTTATATTGATATTAACCAATTTATTAAACCACTTAAACAACAGAAATTAAGACGTGGAAAAGGTAAAATTGGTGATAAATACCTAGAAATAAGCCTAAATGATTTATATATAATCATATCTAATGAAAGACTTGATTTATCAAAGATAGAAGGCACTTACGGAGGTGAGCGCTTCTTCTTTGTTTGTTCCAATTGCTTTAATAACGCAAGAAAACTATATAAATCAAATGGTGGTTTTTATAAGTGCGGTAAGTGCTGTGGTATTTATAATCAAACTCTAAACAGAACTAAAACAGATTGCACTTACTATTGGGATTTGGCCGAAAAAGAAATTCAGAAATTAGATCCTTCATATCACTCTATAGATTACTTAGCACTTATGGATGATTTTCCTAATCGTCCTAAATACATGAGAAAAGAAAAATATTTGAAACATAAAAAGAAATTCCAATCATACTATCAAAAAGGCTATACGAAATGGTTGTCTGGCATTAAAACTTTATCAAAATAAAAGGAGAGAATTGCTTTGGGTTATATACTAGAAAACCGTACCTTAATAATTGATTTCTTAAAAGAACAGCTATACTTATATCCCAAAATAGATAAAAGGATAGCTGATCGTAAAAATGAAATAATAAAGCATGACAGGACTTTGAAAGATACAACTAAAGGACAAAGAAAATCTATTGGATTTCAAGAAATAGCTGTCAGTAAATGGGACAATGATCAATTTCTCCAAAGACAGATAAAAATTAAAGAAGATGTCACTCAACTGCTTGATATTCTAGATCCATTAGAGCGAATTTTGCTGAAAGAGATTTTCTTCAAAAAGGTATATTGGAGAGACTGCTTTAAGAGTCTAAATTTAGATGAAAAAACGGGCGGTAATATCTATTGGTCCCTGTTAGACAAGTATGCAGAGCTTGAAAAGGACTGGATTAAAGCAGATAAACAATCACGCGCAAATAGAGGGGGTGACTAAATGCTAAGAGAATATAAACCGTATGTATACACTGCCCTAGAAGAATGGCTAGACGATTACACGATAATGGACAAAAAGATTAAGCAGAGAAAGCTAGAACTTCAATATCCTGATAGGAAAAATGATATTAACTCCCATATTAAGACAGATAGCGTTAAAAGACCCACTGAGGACCTCATAGCGCTTTGGGATAGTGATGTTAGACTAAATAGCCTATACGTCGTTAAAGACGCTATGGAGGGCACTCTTGAGGTCCTAGATGAACAGCTAACAGAGATATTCTATAGACGCTGGCAATACAAACAGACTTGGGAAGAGATAGGCTATGCTATGAATATCAAGCCTAAACACCTTGAGGCTAAGAGAAGACATATCCTAGAACTCTTTGGCCGAAAAAGAGGTATATTATAGAGTTTTTGATTTAGTGTTTAGTTATAGGTCTTAATCATATTATGCTGACTTCTAGCCTAAGATTTGATATAATTAAAGTAAAGAAGGACGATGGTCTAACGCCCATGAAGCAGTTTACTGTGGAGGCGGTGGGTCATCGTCTTTTTATTTTGATGAAATTTACAAAATAAACAAATAGCGTAAAAAAAGTAAACACTCCCCATTAAACAAGTGATTTGAAGCTATCTTCTTGCGCACTTTTTATAAATAAAAGGGGTGCAATTGTTCTTAAATTACAAAAAAAGTGAAGAAACCGCGCTCCAATGGGTGCTCGACCTCTTCACTCTTTACTTGTATTATACATCAACAACCTAAAATTATCAAAATACACCATAACGGGCTTTACTGTTTGATTATAAATTAAGTCTTTTCCAATTTTTAATTACTCTATTGTCTTTTTCATACCATGGTGATATGCTTATTTAAAATATATTGTCATCTTTAAAAGACTAGATAAGAAGTATAACAATGAAAAAAAGCAAAATAAAACAATTAAGATTAATTAGAGATATTATATTTGTCATCTCCGTCTATTACTTCATGAAAGTTAATAACTCAAATTTTGGGATATTCTTTGCAATTGGTATTACTGCCTTAATAACTTTAAGGATCCCTTACGAGTATAGGGGTGGATTTCGACACGACCAAAAGAATGTATTCTTTGATAATTTGAGCCCTTTGACAGAAAACTTTATTGAAACTTTTTTTGTTGCTCTAATCATAATGATTATATTGTTAACATAGTTATCAAAGAGAAATATTATGAAAATAAAGCTCACTAAAGAAAGGTTAATATGAGAACTAATGAAGAAGTAGATAAAGAGTTTGAAGAATTTTTAAAAGATATTCCTGATTTCCCTGATCCTTCTGAAATGACTGATATGCAATTAATGCGTTGTCGCTTTGTAAATATGACTATCGAACAAAATAAAGCCGTTATTGAAGAACTTAAAAAAAGGGACTTGCTAAAATAATTTATTTAGTCTGGAATTTTATTTGATAATTAAGCAATTGAAGTTAGAAGATTAATAGATAAGAAATGGAGGTAAATATGCTTACTGGGCCAAATTTAAAAATTCAAAGTAGAATAATTCGTAATGATTTTGACTTAGATTATGTTGTGAAGCCAGAATTTATCGACACTTGGACTAAAGATGACCAAAAACTATTAGATGAATGGAATCGTTTCAGAAAAGAAATGCGAGAAGACAGAGCAAAGTTCTTCTTTGACGAGGATATCGATTAATAGATACAATCAATAAAATCAACAGGTACACTTATCGTATATCTGTTTTTAAAATTGCGAAACCGTAAAAATGACCTTTCTAAATATGAAATAATATATTTAGAAAAGGAGGTTATATTATGTATAACGAAGAAATTGCAAAGATGATTTTATCATTTGAAAAAGACGATTGTCGTCCTGAAGGTTTTGATTGGGATGATTTTGAAGAAACAGCTAAAAAATTAATCGCTAGTGGTCAAATTAATGCAAGCCTAAAAGTTGATTATTTAAGTCCCTATGTTGATTTTGAATAACAGAAAGAGCACCATAAATGGTGCTTTTCTTTTACAAATTTATAATAATTTTCTTCTTAAAAAAAACAAAAAAGAAGCAAAATAAATGTAGAAAAAGATCAAAAAATAAGTAAATTTATAACAAAAATAAAATAAAAATAGTTGACAAAAAAAAATATTTAATAGATAATTAACTCATAATAAGTTTAAGAAGGTGGTATTTATGGAATACGAATTATTGTTGGATGATTTGCTTGAATCATTATCAGCACTAGGAGTGGATACCAGTAAACTGAATATTGTTGAAAAGACAGATTATGTTGATGAACAAGAATTTATTATCGATCAAAGAGCTAGCAAATACAGTTATACACAATTAAAAGCTGAAACCAATCATAGTTGGGTTTCAGCTTCTTTTTTTATTTAA